GTAATCCCCCCGCAGCACCTGCCCGTAGGGTTGGTGGCTTTGTCTATATCCTGTGTTCTGTGGCCTTAGAGTTCTTCCATAGTATCTTGGCCTGTCTCCTTCACCCATTTGCTGCGTTCATCGCGCACCTTTGTGGGCTTTGGTTTAGGCCCGCCCACGATTCCACATGGGCCCCCGAAGGACCCACTTCTGTTCGCCGGCCCCTCGGGTTCACACAGGTATTGTCTGGACATGTTTATGATCCTCTTGAAGGCGCGATCAAGTCTTCCTATTTTATACCATCTCCTTTGTTCTCTATGATTGGTCACTTTGTGCCGACAGCTCTTGTTTCTGTCAAGCACTCAGTTTCCAAGGATATTAATGAGGACGATTTTGGCGACGATAGGATAGTCTCAAATCGCAATGTCAAACAAACACTCCAGCCATATCACATGGTCACCATCTCAGCCCGTGTTGCAGTTCTGTACTGGCACATTCTGTATCTTATAGTGTCCATTACTGCACTGCACTTGGCCCTCCGCCATCTTTCACTGCTGACTCTATACTTGTCGGCTGTCGGCGGATTCCCTGCGGCTCTCTTTGTTTGTGGGATCATTTCTCTTTTTTGTCTTTACAATTTAGCGCGTTCATGGCCTATTAGCTCACGCATCACCTACTGCCCGCACTTGCTTTCTTGTGTGATCTCAGACTTTCCACCTATGTTGTCTAAGGCGCAGTTTATTGATGAGGCTTTGTTATTGTCTAGCCTGACTCAAAAGCTCACTCGTGTTGCGTGCTTTCCTCTTTCCGACTTCGAACATGCCAAGGTGCTGCACGATACAGCACTTGTGGCCTTGCGAGTCCTCATCTCCCAGGGTTTTCAGTAGTGGGGTCCTCACCCACTGCTGAGGACCCCTTTGACCCATTCACGACGACCCGGAAGGTTCATGCCTTGGGGGCGCGTGTCTGGGAAGTTCCACTAGTAGAGGAGCAATCTCTCTTACTGGAATCTAAGGAGGCCACTCTGGACTTGTCCCTTGTTAGGGGAAAGAGGCGCTGTGTGTTTAGACGCCTGCCGTTTGGTGCTGTCAGAGGCTTTGCTCCATTATGCATGGACTCTGCTGACCCCCATACGGTGGGATGTTCGTTCCGCAAAAGACTTTTTAGGGATCTGTGTCAGCCTGAGCCTGGTTTTTATGACAGGTTTCGGGCATTCGTCCGCTCATGGCTCCAGTCTCACATTCCTCGGGTGGAGCCTATGGATTTTGAGGAATGGCTGGCATCAACTAGCTACTCTGAAGCCCGCAAGGCTGAACTCCGCCTTGCATGGCAGGGTGGGCGCAAGCCCACAGGTCGTCAATGTTCTCATGTTGACACCTTTGTTAAGGCAGAGAGCTATCCTGAATACAAACATGCTAGAATGATCAATTCTCGCTGCGACTTCTTCAAAGCTTGGTCTGGGCCTCGATTTAAAGCCATAGAACAAGTAGTCTATCAAGTTCGCAACTTCATCAAGCATGTGCCAGTGCCTGACCGAGCGAATGTGATTCGATCGCTCAAGAAGGCTGGTCGTCGCTATTACTCCACTGACTTCACTGCATATGAGAGTCATTTCACGTCTGAGTTCATGGATGCCTGTGAGTGCGAACTTTATAGGCATTGCCTGGCCAATGACAATGACTCCGAATTTCTTTGTTCCGTCCTAATTGGGACCAATCGCATGAGGACTCGCACTGGAAATCGTGCGTCATGTGATGGCCGCCGCATGTCCGGTGACATGTGTACATCTCTGGGCAATGGATTCGCCAACTTGATGTTGGCCGAATTCATTGTAGCTTCCAAACACGGAGAGTTGGACGGGTTTGTTGAAGGCGATGATGGCATCTTCGCCTCGACTGTGGAGTTGACCCCGGAGGATTATGCCAAGTGTGGTTTCACTATTAAAATTAAGGAGGAGCGCGATCCTTGTTGTGCTTCCTTCTGCGGACTCGTGTTCGCTGATAGTGGTGAGATCATACGTGACCCTGTCAAGTTCTTCTGTAACTTCGGATGGACTACCAGCTTCCTCCATGCTGGTGACAAGATCATGCTCGAGTTACTGCGCGCTAAGGTTTTTAGTGCTGTGTATGAATGTCCTTAATGTTTGATAGTTTTGGTATTGGTTTGGG